TATAGTTCTGATACCGTTGACGATGTTGTTTCGTTTGCCATTTTATTTACCTTTATTTATTAGTTAAGTTTATTTCTACCGCACCTGAATCTCGCTTTTTCCTATATTCTGCATAGGCTTGACGATCTTCTGGTTTCGATAAGTCCAAGTCCTGTAAGTTAAAGGGTTTAACAGTTTTGCCACCAATAGCACTCTGGCTTCCTGAACCAGACATAGACCCTTTACGGAAATGTGGGTTGCTATCTAAAAACTCTTTTACTCTATCTTCAAGAGAAAAAGGTTGTCCACTTTTGTTATATCGTACATTAGAATTATTATCAACTACTTCTATACGACCATCATCATTATATTTTACTTCTTCTTTTAACAAAGCAACTACCTGACTTGGATTAATGGCATTATTAGAAGATGCAATAGAAAGTATTGAATTATCTACTTTTTCTTTTTTAATTTGATTTTTGTATCTTAATACTTCTTCTTCTTTTTCCTTTATTCTTTCTTGCATAATCTTTTCAATATCAGCTTTAGTTTTAGCTTCTTCTATTTGTTTCTGCCTTAAAATTTCAGCTTTTTGTTTTTCTTCTTCTTGAAGTTTTTTTTCATATTTGCTTTTTTCTGCTTCAAGTCTTGATTTGATTATGTTGTCTAGTTGTTCTTGTGTAAAAGTATTTTGTTTTGGTTCTTCTACTTTTACTTCTTCTTTTTTTGTTTCAGTTTGTTGCGTTTCAGGTGCAACAGCCTTTGTTTCTTCAGACATTGTTTCTCCTATATTATTAGTTCGCCTTTGCTGTCATACCAATCAGGATTGACATAAGACCATTGATGACGACAGTTATAACCACCACGAACAACTAAAGGATCGCCAGATTTTTTACCTGACCAACTTCTACTTGCCCATATTCTTCTGACTTCATCAACTGTGAAAAGTCCATCTTTTCTCTTAGGTTTTATTACACCATTTATGATGTTTCTGCAAATGTCTCTTGTTGTAGGAATTACATCTCCATAGTATTTTACAAAAGTAAGACCAGCATCTTGTGATTTATTAAAGTTTAATGTTGCATCAAAATCACGCAAAGAATCATTTAATATCTGGCCAGCATATCTTTTCATGTTTTCTCCTGCTCTGTCTCTTGCAAATTTAGATTGTAAAGTTTGTATTGATTTATCAACCTCTGCTTGTTTAGATTTTTTAAATTTATTTTCATTAACATAATTAACTAATCGTTGAATTTCTGGGTCATCTGAACTAGCATAGATGCCATTTATTGTTTGTCTTAATTCTTTTTCTAGGGTTGCAAAATCACTTCCAACTAATGTATTCTGGTACACCTTTTCTGATAATCTTCTAGTAAAAGTATTTGATACATCTTTAAACTGCGTAAAATATTGTTGTTTAAGATTTTGTACTAATGCTAGATCGCCTTTGGTAAGTTCTTGAAACTCTGGTGGTATATTACCTATTCTTTTAAATGCTTTCTCAATTCTTTTAGCTTGTTTGTTAAAACCCTCTCTTACAACTGTATCTGACCAAGCTAAATATTCTCTATCTAAAATAAATTTAATTCTTGGTCTTATAGCAATAGCGGCTTGCAATTCTATTAATTTGCCATCTTGTGTTGGAAGTCTATTTGAAAGAGATACTACATCTCGTTCTATTCTATCTAATGTTGCTACTAATGATTTGTAATATTCTGCTTCAGCAAGTTCTATTTGCTTAATTCTATAAAGTGTTGCATCTTTGACTATATCTGACATTCATTAAATCTGCTCTTGCTCTACTTCTTGATCTTGTTGTTGTGGTTCATCTTGTGTAAATTCGCCAACTTCAGACTTTGCATCTATTTCTTCAAATATTTCATTTAGTTTCTCATCGTCATCTACAACTGCTCTAGCAATCTCTTTATCAACTTCTTTGCTAAATGTAGGAGAGCCAATATTCATAGCTTTTGCTTGTTGGAAGTAAATTAAATCCGAAGCATAATCTCTAATGTTAAATGAATCTGGGTAATTTATTTCTCCATCAAATTCTGTATTTTGGAACATAGCATACAGTTTAAATAATTGTTCTTCTGCTATTTGTAAGTTATCTGCTTTTTCTGATAGTCTTGCATTTAATAATTCAAATTCTGTTTGTAAAGCTATACCAGATGATACTTGTTGTTTAGTAGTTCTTACTGCTCCTGTATGTGCAATTCTATTAATAGATTCTACCTTGTTATTTATTGAGTCCATTATTGCAGTTAGGTTTTGGCCAGATGGTTGTAATAAATATGGTTTTAAATTTGGTTCTAACTCATCAGGCATTTCAATTACTGCACCAGCACCAGCACTTGCATTTACACTTGGAGTTTTTACTAATGATGGGTGGTTAGTTAATCTTATTAATTGTTCCATTTCAGAGTATTCGTTGTAGATAGATTTTTGTAAATCAGCTATATCAGTAAGGTCTGATTGACCAATCCCTCTTTTATGACTTTTGGAATTGTATAAAATAACTGCTGGTATTTTGCCAATCAGGTTATCGGCAGTATCTATTATTTTTGGTGGTTCTCTTTCTGGCATATAGATAGTTTCTATTTTATCAGGAAACCAAAGTCTCATATAAGTACCACCATCTTTATCTACTTCTTCTCTAATCTTTAAATAGTTTAGTTCATACTTACCATTTATTTGTCTTTCAAAATTCCAGTCTAAAACATTTTCTGGTGTTACGATTGATAGATAGGGTCTTATATCTTGCTCTAGTTCTTCTGCTCTTGTGTTTGTTGTTACTTTAGGTTTATCTAAAATTAAAAAACAATGACCATAAATTGATGCGTAGTTTTGTGCTTGTTTAATTACAGAGTTTAAATTGTTTCCCTCTAGGTCTGCATCTTTTAAGAATGATTCTAAACTAGGTTCATCTTGTAAAGAACCAAAATCTCTACTTGGTCTAACTCTAAATAAAAACGATGAATAGATTTGAATAATATTTTTACAATGATTATCACAAGGAGTGTTTGCAAGTCTTTGATTAAATTCGTTATCTAATTCTAAATTATATCTATTAAGATATTGACCAATCATATAGTCATATCCACCATTGTATGATCTTATATAGTATTCCCAATTATTAACAGTTTGCTGATAGTCTTTGTGAACTTCTAATGCTTGATCCCTTGAATATGCCATAATTTATTTCATTGTCCATCTTGTAGGAGGGTTAAATCTTGCCTGTGTAGTCAATGGTTTTAAATATTCAATCATATAACCAAGTGCATCGTTCATGTGATCGAATCCATCTTCCTTATCAGGAATATTTGTATTCTCCTTGTATATTTGTCTTTGTAATCCTTTTATCAATGTTTTGCAAGTTTGTGAAACAAAAATATGTCTTTCGCCATTAGAATCTTTAAGCCTACTATTGACTGCATTAACCCTATCTCTAACTGCTGGGTGTTTGTGTTTTACCTTAACTTTAAATCCAGCATTTTGAAGTATAGATAAATCTGTTCTACCACCAGCAGATGTTTTTCTTTGTTTAGATGCTGGATCAGGATAAATAAATATTTGCATTTTAGTTCCATATCTATCTCTTATTTCTTGCACCATTTCATCAGTATTAGAGCCATAAATAATAACTTCATCTACAAAATAAACTTTATCTTTTTCTATTTGACCAACACAAGCTGACATTGGATCAACATTGAAGTCCATTCCTATATGTAAAGGTTTAGTCCAATCTATTTGTTTTTTAACTACATTATCTACAGGGTGGAAATTGTAATAAACTGCACCAGCATAGTTTTCAAATGTACCCTCAAACTCTTGTCTAAATGTTCTAATATCTATGTCTTGTTTTGCTTGCTCTATTTCTTCTGGTGTAACCATACCACCATCAATAGTAGTATATTGAAAAGACTCCCAATCATCATCTTGTTTTCCTTTAAGGTACATTTCGTATGACCAGTTTCCATAACCTTTTGGTGTACCACACATAAGAACATGACCTAATCTATCTGATATTGATGCTCTTAGTACTTCAAACCAAGTTCTTTTATCTATATCTGCAAACTCATCTAATATTAAAAAGTCTAATCCTGTACCTCTTAATGAATCATAATTATCAGCACCTTTTAATGATATTTGACTATTTGTTTTTCTAATAGTTATAGTCATTGTGGTTTCGTTAATATCCTCAATCCAATTAAATTGATTAAGCATTTCTTTAAGAGTTCCCCAAACAATCTCTTTGGCCATCTTAAATGTGGGTGCTACATACCAAATTTTACGATTAGGTTGAGATGCGTATTTCATCATCTCTGTAACTGCTAAATAAGTTTTACCAAATCTACGGCCACTAATTAAAATTCTAAATCTAGCTTTAGATTGACTAACCTTTAGTTGGGGTTTTGTTAATGTTATTTTCACTTAGACACCAATATTTAACAATATATTTTTGTTCGTCAAATTCTTTAGGTGCTTTCTTAACTAACTGTATTGTTTTCTCTGCACCTTTTGACACGCATTGAGAGTAAGTATTTAATTCTCTATCTGTAAGTGGTGGATAGCAAAAATTATTAATTAGAGAACATAGTTGATAAAGGAGTATATATTCCATTTAATTCTTCTTTCTTTTCCATCTTCTTTGAGTTTGGACTCTCCAACACCAATGGAATATTGCCCTTGTTATTTTCTCTATTATTTTTAATACCCAATCTATCATTATGGAATCTCACTTCGTTTTCGTATGTCCTATCTTCGTCTATCATATTATTCTAAAATTAATTTTTTTATGCTTTTGCTCCCATCTATATTTTCTTCTAATTCTGCCATAGATTTTATACAAGAATATTGAACATTCTCTTGATAAACTCTTTCAGCTTTTCTTTTGCCTCTTAAACATTGTGCCATATCAGGTTGAATACGATGTTCTTTTATCTCGTTATTTACAATCATTAATAATGCTATTACTTCAACCATTAGTGATTACCATTTCCATTAGTGTATTTTATTTCTCTATTACTATCTTTTAACTTTTCAATATCAATTAAAGATTTTTCCATTTGCTTTTGTAAGAACTCAATATTAACTTTATTAGTCATATTCATTTCTTGTGTAGCTTGTAACTTTTCAACTTGTTTATATAGGTCTTCGATAAGCATGAATTGTTCAGAATCGGCGGGTAATGAACCTAATTGTCCTCTTGGCCATTTAATTCTAAACTCTGTATTTTCTGTTAAATCTTTTTCCATTAATTCTAATCGAGTTGTTAATTTATTTTGAGTTTCTATAATTCCAAAATATCCCCACACACCTATTGCAACTATACCTATCAAAGATGCAACTGTTTTCATTGGCATTTGCACTTTTGCTTCTTCTGATATTTTAAGAGCCATTAAACAAATCCTCTGGTGCAGTTTGTTTTTTCTTTTTCTTCTTTGGTTTTTCTATAAACATATCATTTACCCAGTTAGACCACCTGTCTAATGTTCCAAATAAAAAATAACAAATTT